TTCTGAAACAGTGGCTTTAATTTTGGCTGAATTTTTTCATCTTGAGGATGATGGATGGCATAACAATCGTGCTGATATTGAGATTGAAGAGTATCAATCGAAGGCAGAAACGGCGCGAGTTAATGGCAAAAAAGGCGGGCGACCCAAGAAGAATAGCGGCTTAAAAACCCAGCTGGTTATTTCTGGGAACCCAGAAGAAACCGGATTGAAAGCTAACCAAGAACCATTAACCATTAACCAAGAACCATTAACCAATATTAAAAACACGTCGCAAGCGACAAAAAAAAATATTTACCCAGGCTGGTTTGATTCGCTTTGGGAGAAATTCCCTCCGAGGGCTGGAGGAAACGACAAGCGAAAGGCGTTTCAGGCTGTTAACGCTCGAATTGCCGATGGGAAAAAACAAAACAAAACTGAAAACGAAATTCTTGATGATTTCGTCGCGGCGGTTTTTCGGTATCGGTTATTCGTGGTGGCAACAAATAAAATTAATACCGAGTACACGATGCAGGCGGCCACGTTTTTTGGCCCCGGCGGGCACATTGAGAACGATTGGAAAATTCCTGCACCGCAAAATTTGCAGCGAGTGGTTGCTGGAAGCTTTGGTGCCAATGGGTCTCGGAGCACGAGGGATATTCCCCTGAGCGAAAATTTAACTGATAGGTCTTGGGCCGATTAACCAAAAATATTTACCGCTAATAAAAAACTAGGGGCAAGTTATGAGATTAGGTTTGATTGCATTGTGTTTATTCGTTATCGCCGCAGCTGATTGGGCTGATCGCATAGACCAAAATAAAAAAGAGCTGGTGCGCCTTGAGGTCAAAAAAACCGAACTGGAAATTCAAAAGCTTGAATACGAGCTTGCGATTTACCGCGAGCAAGAATCCATCCCTGTAAGCGCCGAATAAATCAAGGGGCCTAAAAAGTGACCGTCAAAAGCACAAGCAAAGCTGCACACCTTGACAACAACGAAAGCGGGTTAAATCAAACCAAGCGCACAAAGATATTTGAGTTTGTCTATTCGAATCCAGGTTGTTCGCGTTCGGATATTGAGCGCGGCTTGATTGACATGAAAATAAATTGCGTCTGTGGTCGTGTTAATGAATTGCTTATGGCTGGCTCCATTCACGAAAACGGCTGTAAGCATGATTCGGTTACCGGGCGTAGCGTTAACCGCTTGTACGCGGGGCGTAAGGCGGCTGCAGCATGACGCATCGTTACTGGCTCCACTTGTTCAATTGCAAAAACTGCCAAGAGCATACGGGTGCGCTTTGCGCTGAGGGTGCGCGCTTGCGTGGTGAGTATTTGATTTGGCTTAAGGGTAAGGTGGCTTAATGGGTGAAGCGTGGACTGTTAACGATGATCGAAAACTAACTGCTTATGTTGAGCACGTTAGAAAGCTGTATTGCGATCATAAATATTTAACATTCCCTGCACCGCGAATTGGAGCCGACAGGTCGCTTGATCAGAATGCATTGATGCATGTTTGGCTAACTGAGTTTTGCTGTTATTTGGCGCGCTGCCATAAAGATCAAGTGACGGACGGAATGCTTGAGGGTATCAAACGTACCATGAAGGGATTGTTTTATAAAACCTATGCATACGGATGGATGATTCATGATGTTACCTGTGTTTTAACAGGTCGTACAAAAAAAGATTTCACCAGTTCAAAAGACTGGAAGCGTGGCGAGATGTTTATATTTTTGGATTGGTTACAAAACTTTGCAGCAACTAAGGGTTGCATTTTAGAAAGCAAGGGTGAGTTTGCAAAACTTAAAAGGGAGCAGAACAAGTGATTAATAAAAAGAAATGGCACGCAGTGGAAAACGAACGCGCTCTAATTGATAAGAGCAAGGTTAAGCATTTTATAAATGTTTTCAAATCTGTAGTTGATCACTACGGTTCAATTCGGGCGGCGGTTGAGAAAACTGGAATAGGGCAAAGCAGCTATTACCAAATGATAAACAACAATATTCTTTCGGTGTGCGTTGCGCACAGAATTATGGATTCGTTTGCGGAGATTGCGCCGTATAAATAACGCCTTAATAACGCTGCGGCTGACGATTTAAAACATTGCGACATTCTCATTCCGTCGCGTTCATTTACTTGTTATGTGCTGGAACTTGAGAGAATTTATAAAAATGGATAGCGGAAAAATATTAGAAATTGCACACCGAACCGCGTGGAAATACAAGCATAGCAGTGACCCACACCACTCAGACACGTATACATTTAACGCGCACACAATGATTGATTTTGCGCGCAAAGTTTCTGAGCGTGAGGCACCGTGCCTTAATTTCTGCGAACAGCAAGCATTTAAGATTGAGATTAGAAAACTAAAGGCAGCGATACGCGAAACGATTGAAGATAATTTACATTTGGCAGACGGTGAAAACTGTACATTAATTAAATTAAAGCGCGCTATTGGGTACACATAACGCCAAGCTAAGCGGCAGGATTTAAGTTGTGATTTTGTGATAAAAATTTACGAAGTAAATTCACAAAAGCGCGACTTAAAGACTGTCCAAGGAGCGTAGCGACTGGTGCTTGAGCGCCTTGTTATGCAAATTTAACGAAGTGATATTTTGGGGTAAACAAATGAAAATTGCAAAGGCTAGCAAAGAAGACATGGACATGGCTATTGACCTTGTTTCAGCTTTAGAAACATTAGAGCGCGGTTATATTCCGAGCCAAATGGACGAGGGTGACGAAGACGGTTATGGGTATTTTGATATTGACGATAAAACCCAGTGCCGAGAAGTATTGAAGGTAATTTTAGGCATTTTAGAAAAAGGCTCAATTGGCCGCGTGGTTTGGGGCATGGCTACGCTAATTGATCCGGCAAACAAAGTGGTAAACCCTGACGCTAACGCTCTTGAGTTACACCCAGAATTGCAAAAACTACTTTCAGCGCAAAGTGCATAACAGCGGAATATACGGCCTGCGCCGTGTAACTCCAATTGCGCTATTTTTAATGTGTACCTAATAGATTTTATAAATAATTGTATTCGGATGCTTTGTGAATAAAAAATTGCTTGCGCTTGGCAGATTAAAATCTGGTGTGATGAACAAAACCGAATCGGCTTACGCTTCTCGATTGGAGTTGCTGAAACAATCTGGCGAAATAGTTTGGTATAAATTTGAGGGCATGAAGTTCAGGCTTGCGGACAATACGTTTTACTCGCCTGATTTTATTGTGATGCTGGCTAACGGGGCTCTACAGTCTCATGAGGTGAAAGGTTTTTGGACGGATGATGCGAGAGTAAAAATAAAAGTTGCTGCTGATATGTATCCGCTTGAATTTTTGGCTGTAAAGGTAAAGCCAAAAAAATCCGGTGGTGGTTGGGAAGTTGAATCATTTTGATGGCGGTAAATATGATAAAAGCAGATAAGCGAACTGTTCATGAGTGGTTACAGCTTTGGGGTGAGTGGGAGCGATCTGGCGCTAATTACTTGGCTCACCTATCGCCTCCATCAAACATGGAAATAGTAATTCGTGGAAACGTCCAGCAGGTTCAACATTCGTTTTCGCCATCCCTCGATGATGATGAGGCTATGTGGTTTTGTAAACTTATGAGCAAGCTTAAATCAGTTCGCCCAGATGCGTACAGCTTGTTTCAAATGGTTGATATTTGGCAGATGTCTATGCGTGAAGCTTCTCGTAAACTTGGGATTAGTTTTGAGTCGGCTGCTCGCCTGTATGAAAATGCCATTGGTATCATTGAGGGTATGATGCTAGCCATTGCTTGACACTGCACTGCAGCGACTATAGTATTTCAGTTATGTCGTTATAGCTGACTAAAAAATTCATCTAAACCCGCCCAGAGCAATCTCGGCGGGTTTTTTATTGCTCGATTTTCAGCGATGCAGCCGGTCGGAAAATGAAAATGCCAAACAAAGACCCCAATTTATGGGCATACATACTGCAATGCTTACAGAATTTCGATTTTCATGGCCTAAGCGTTGCATTTTATGCCGCAGTAGTCGCTTTCCTGCGTATCGCATTCGATGCAAGGGAGCGCCGCTGGCAAAGAATTATCTTAGAGGTTTCTTTGGCTGCGTTACTTGCTAAGGGGGCAGATCAAGCCGCTGTTGCTATGGGTTACTCACACATTGATATAGCTATTGGCTCAGCTATTGGGTTCATCGGCGTAGATAATCTGCGCTACTGGGGCCGCAAGTGGTTTGCCAAAAAAGTTGACCAGCAAAATGGCTGATTTCAATGCGGCAATAGCCAAGACCTTGCTTAAAGAGGGTGGCAGCAAGTACACCGAAACCGTGGGCGACAATGGCGGTGCCACCAAATACGGCATTAGCCAAAGGTCATATCCTGATGTGGATATTAAGAATCTCACCGAGCAACAGGCTCGCAATATTTATAAGCGCGATTACTGGGATCGCGTAAACGGCGATGCAATCCAAGATCAGGTTGTTGCCGAAAAGCTTTTTGATTGCGCTGTGAACATGGGTGTCAAAACAACGATAAAGCTTGCCCAGCACGCACTCAATGAAAACATGATCGACCAGCTTGCTGAGGACGGTATAGCCGGGGCAAAAACTATTGCTCATCTCAACAAGTGTAAGAACACTATTTTCTTCGCGTCCTTTGTGCTTATTTGCATCGCTCGTTATGCGGCTATCTGCAATAAAGATCGAGCGCAATCTAAATTTCTATTGGGCTGGATTAACCGCGCCCTGGGCGGTGCCTAATGAGTTTCTTCTCTACGCTGTTTTCTGGTGGCGACACCGTTAAAGCAATTGGCGACACGGTTGATAAATTATTCACTTCTGATGATGAGCGACTAGAGCGCCAAATTGAAGCCGACAAAGCACAGAACGCATTTGATTTGGAAATTGCCAAGCTCGATGCGCAAGCTCTGCAAAACCAAACCGACATAAACAAAATTGAAGCAGCGAGCACAAATCTATTCGTTTCTGGCTGGCGTCCTTTCGTTGGCTGGGTATGCGGTATTGCATTGGCATATGTTGCCATTATCGAACCTATCGCGCGATTCATCGCCAGTCTCTACGGTTATACCGGTGCGTTTCCGGTAATTGACACCACAATCACTATGCAGGTGTTAATGGGGATGCTTGGTCTTGGCGGTATGCGCAGCTTCGAGAAAGTTAAAGGCGTTGCGAACAAGTGAATAAGCGCTAGTCGCACTCACAATTGAAAAACTACTGGGAAAAACCAATTGGAAACCCAAAAAAAGAAAGGCGGCTTAAGGGCAGGCTCTGGCAGAAAGAAGGGCACGCCCAACAAAGTTACGCAAGAATTTCGCGATACTGTTCGGCAGTTGCTTGATGATAACTCTCAAAACATAGGGCGCTGGCTAACTCTTGTTGCAGAGGGTGACGGAACAGAAAACGGCAGACCAGACCCGGCTAGAGCGCTGGATATTGTGTCAAAGCTTGCTGAGTACGCAGCCCCTAAGCTTGGCCGCACTGAGCATGTTGGTGATGGTGGCGGGGCAATACAAACAGTAACTCGCATTGAGCTGGTAGCGATGAATGACAGCAGCGAGAGTTGAGTTACCAAAGAAGTTAATTCCCGTATTTAGTGGGCGCGCTGATGTAAGGGGCGCTTACGGTGGGCGCGGTTCTGGTAAGACACGCGGCTTCGCAAAAATGGCTGCAGTGCGCGGCATGATTTACGGGTCGCAAGGCATCACTGGGCAAGTTGTTTGTGGTCGTCAGTTCATGAACTCGCTAGAAGACTCTTCGCTTGAAGAGGTTAAGCGAGCCATTGAAGATGAGCCTTGGTTGCTCAGCTATTACGAGATTGGCGATAAATACGTTAAAAGCAAAGACGGGCGAATTTGGTTTACATTCGTTGGTCTTGATCGAAATATCCAATCCATTAAATCGAAAGGCCGCATCCTCCTGTTGTGGGTTGATGAAGCCGAACCTGTTACAGATTCCGCCTGGTCAATTGTAATTCCAACCCTTCGAGAAGAGGGCGATGATTGGAATGCTGAGCTGTGGGTGACATGGAACCCGAAGCGAAAAACAGCGCCGGTTGAGTCACGATTTAGATTCGCAAAAGATCCGCTGATTAAAGTTGTAGAGCTCAACTGGAAAGATAACCCTAAGTTTCCAGCGAAGCTTGAGCGAGATAGGCAGCGTGATTTAAGTGAGCGCCCAGATCAGTATCCTCACATCTGGGACGGTGATTATGTGCAGGCGGTTGAAGGTGCATATTTCGCCAAGCACCTATTAAAAGCGAAGGAAGAAAGCCGGATAGGTTTTTTCCCTGCTGACCCGCTAATGACAATTCGATTGTTTGTGGATATTGGCGGAACTGGCGCAAAAGCTGACGCATTTACGATATGGGCTGCACAATTCATTGGCCGTGAAATACGGGTTTTCGATTACTACGAAGTTGTAGGGCAACCGCTTGATGCGCACCTTGCTTGGTGTCGCGAACGTGGCTACACAAAAGACCGCGCTCAATTCTGGCTACCGCATGATGGCGGAACTCAAGACAAGGTTTTTGATGTGTCTTATGAGTCTGCACTAAAGGCTGCTGGATATTCCGTAACAGTAGTGCCCAATCAAGGCAAGGGCGCTGCAATGGCTCGCATCGAGCGAGCAAGAATTCTATTTCCTCAAGTACGTTTTCACGAAGAAACCACACAATCAGGGCGTGAGGCGCTCGGCTGGTATCACGAAAAGCGCGATGAAAACCGCGATATAGGGCTAGGCCCCGATCACGACTGGTCGAGTCACGGCGCTGACTCGTTTGGCCTTATGTGCGTTGTATGGGAAGAGCCAACAACGTGGGGCGAAATCAAATACAAAAATCTGGGTAATTATTAATGAGTTTATTTGACGACGATCAGGCCGAAGAAACAGGCATGAGCGATGATGAGCTGTGCGCGTACATTGAAGAACGCCGCCGCAACTCTATCGGCTACAACGACACATTAAAATCAGATCGTAAAAAATCACTGCAATATTACATGGGCGAAGCCAGTGGCGATTTAGCTCCGCCAGAGGTTGATGGTCGTTCAAAGGTTGTGTCAAAAGATTTAATGGACACCATCGAATGGATCATGCCGTCAATGATGCGCATCTTCGCCGGCACAGAAAATGTGGTCGGCTTTGAGCCATCAAAAGCGGGTCAGGAAGAAAATGCCCAGAAAGCAACAATCTATTGCAACTACACGCTATTAAAACGCAATAACGGTTTTAGAATTCTGCACGATGCAATTAAGTCTGCACTTATTCAGCGCGTTTCATTCGTAAAGATTTGGAACGAAGAAGACACAGAAAGCTCTCGCGAAAATTATACCGGCTTATCTCAAATTGAATTTGAGGCGTTGCAGGCCTCTGACGAGGTAAGTATCACCGAAGCGTCTACATACGTTGACGATATTACTCAAATGCAATTGTTTGATGTCGAGGTTATGCGCTCAGTTGGTAAGCAGCGCATTAAAATTGTAGGTGTCCCGCAAGAAGAATTGTTTATCGATGGCGATGCTACCAGCGATGAAGATGTAAGTTTTGTTTGCCACGAAAGAGACATCACTATTTCCGATTTGATTTCGATGGGTTATGACAGAGAGCTTATTGAGTCGCTTGCAGATGATGACGAAGAAACTGACGAGCAGGTGCGTAGAAGCGCCGTTGGGCTTGATGGCAATGACGGTGATAACGGCACAGGCGCAATGCGCAAGGTAACGCTGCAAGAGTGTTACTTAAAAGTCGATTATGACGATGACGGAATTGCCGAGTGGCGCAAGGTTCACAAAGCTGGAAGCCATATCCTGTTAAATGAGGATTCAGACGGTCACCCAATCGCAAGCTGTTCCGCAATTCTAATGCCATACAGCTACATTGGCCTTTCCTTCTTCGATTTGCTAAATGATTTGGTGCGCATTAAAACCGCGCTGCAACGCCAAATGCTCGACAACATGTATTTGATTAACAATGCACGTACAGAGGTTGTTGAAGGGCAGGTAAATCTGGATGATTTGTTAAACCCTCGACCCGGTGGAATTGTTCGCGTTAAGCAAGTTGGTTCGATGCGCGAAATTATGCCAACGCCCGTTGCGAATGAAGCGCTCTCTGCAATCAACCACTTTGACCATGTTCGCCAAGTGCGTACCGGTGTTACTGAATATGCCAGTGCCACTAATGCGGATGCGATAAGCAAGAGTTCAGGTGTTGCAGTGGATATGCTGCAAAGCGCCGCCAAGGAGCGCATAGAGTTAATTGCGCGTGTGATTGGTGAGACTTTCATCACCCGCATTTATAAATTAATTCTTAAGTGCGCGCTGCAAAATCAAAGCAATCAGGATCAGATTTATATTGCGGGCTCGCTGATTGATATTGACCCGCGCGAGTGGGATACGCAGTACAACATGACAGTAAGTGTTGGTCTTGGAACTCAGTCAAGAGCTGCACAGGTTGGGCAGCTTCAATCACTTTTGAATCTGCAGCAGCAGGCTATGGGCTTCGGCATTGCTCGCCCCGAACATATCGCCGCAACAATGAAATCGCTCATTGAGGCGATGGGCTACAAGAATTATTCTCAATACATGGTTGACCCCATGAAAGAGAAAATACAAACCCCGCCACCCCCGCCAGACCCGAATCAAGCGCTTGTACAAATCGAGCAAGTTAAATCGCAAAGTAAGCAAACAGAAATACAGCTTAATTATCAGCTTGAGCAACAAACTAACGCACAAAAAGCGGCATTTGATGAGCAGGATGCGCAGCGCAAGTTTGAGCTTGAAAAATACAAAGTTGATTCGGCGCGCCAAGAAAATATCGAAAAAGAAGCCATTAAAGCGCAATCACAAGAGCGTATTAAAATGATGGATATTCAATTTGAGGCTATTCAAACGGGCAAGCTTGGCGAAATTAAAGGCATGTTAGAGCAAGTCAAGGCCGCGCAAACGATTGAAGAAATTAGCGCGCTCGTGGATGGCATAGATTCACTTGTTACAGGGGCCGCGCAATGACGTTAGCCGAAGAAATTCAGCGCGGTATTGATGCGCAAAGATTGATTGAAGAACCGCTTCTCATTGAAGCATTTGAAAAAATTGAACAAGAGGTGTTTGAAGCATGGCGAACAAGTCCGGTAAGAGATCAGGAAGCGCGGGAGAAACTGTACCTGACGCAAGCAATGTTGACCAAGCTCAAATTGCACCTGCAGTCAGTGATGGAAACGGGGATGCTGGCAGCGACAACGGCGCAGCAGCAAAGCAATCGAGCGGCTGGAATAAGCACGCTACTCGATTAACCGAAGCGCTTGAGAAGTTTGATAGCGCCCCTACGCGCCTACTTGTTCCGTTTGATGATGCCCCCGCTCACATTTCTATTGGTTGTTTTGGGGTCCACATTGTCACGCACGACAGCGATGAAATCATTGCTGTTTTCTCTGATGGATCAACCAAAACGATTTAAAAATATTTAGATAAAAGTTTTACCAACACAAACCCGCCTAGTGCGGGTTTTTTCATTTCTGAGAGGTGTAAACGATGGAATTGACCAACCCAAGTTCGGGAGTCGATGGCGGTATGTCTTTGGATGATGCTGCGGATATTGCTAATTCTTTTGATGATGAAGAGGAAGAGCGGGGCGCGCAGGATGATGAGCAAGATGGCGATTATCAGTCAGAAGATGACCAAGATGACGACCATGAAAGCGATGCCGAAGATGACGACAGTGAAGGCGAAGAAATTGAGCACGATGGTAAGAAGTACAAAGTACCAAAGGCATTAAAGGATTCGTTTTTACGCCAAGCGGATTACACCCACAAAACTACAGCGCTCGCAGAACAACGGAAAGCTATTGAGCAGCATGCACAAAATTTAGTAGCGGAGCGTACTTTTTACGCCAACCAGCTCAGCGGTTTTGTTCAGCAGCTATCTAGCCAAATCCAACAACTGCCCAGCGATGAGCAATTGCTGCAACTGTCGCGCACAGACCCCGCCGGATATTTGCAGGCAAAGGCCGAGCGTGATTACAAGCTCAACCAAATGCAGCAAGCACAGCAAGCTCAACAATATTTATCTCAGCAGCAAGAACAGGATCAGCAGCGCAACACAGCGGCCATGCTTGAAAACGAGCGCAACAGTCTAATGACCAAGTTGCCCGCGTGGAAAGATGAAAAAGTCGCAGCAAAAGAGCGCACTGATATTTCCAGCTACCTAACTGCTGAAGGCTACACCCCAGACGAATTGGCCGATGTGTTTGATCACCGCGCCTTACTCGTTGCACGCAAGGCCATGCTCTACGACCGAATGATCGCAGGCAAAGGCAAGCAGCAAATTAAATCGCCTAACCGCCAGCAAATTAAAACCTTGCCTGCCGGTAATCAGGGCAAACCAAGAGCGCGAGTTGAAAAGGCAGTCGTTGATCGATTTAAGCGATCAGGCTCAATTGATGACGCGCTATCAATTCTTAATCGAATTTCAGGTGAATAATTATGGCAATTTTTGCTAACACTCAGACCAGTTACGTCTCTAAAGGTAACCGCGAAGATTTGATTGATTTGATTTACAACATCGACCCAATCGAAACCCCGTTTATGTCGGGCATCAAAAAAGTTGATGCGACTGCAACCAAGCACGAATGGCAAACCGATAACCTCGCAGCACCGGCGGCTAACGCCAAGCTTGAAGGTGATGACGTTGCCTCGGTAGATGCCGTGAATGCAACTGCACGATGGGATAACTACTGCCAAATTTCAACCAAGTCTTTTGCGGTTACCCGTACGCAAGAAAAAAATAAATCAGCTGGCCGCAAGAGTGAGTTGAATTATCAGCAATTGAAAAAAGGCAAAGAGCTGAAGCGTGATATGGAATTGGCGCTCACGCAAAACAGTACTTATAACGTTGGTGCTGCGGCGACAGCGAGACAACTGCGCGGCTTGGAAGGTTGGATTTTCACAAACGATGTTTTGGGTGCCGGTGGTGTGTCGCCTGTGCCATCCACCAACACGGCGCAAACTGACGGTACAGCGCGCGCATTAACTGAAACTTTGCTGCAAAGCGTGATTCAGCTTGCATGGGCAGCGGGCGGCGAACCTGACACCATTATGTGTGGCGGCACGCAGAAGCAAACCATTTCTGGTTTCACTGGCGGCACCACAAAATTCACCGAGGCGTCAGAGAAAAAACTTGTCGCTGCGATTGATTTTTATGTGTCCGACTTCGGTACATTAAAGGTTGTTCCAAACCGCTTCCAGCGCGCTCGTACTGTGTTTGTGCTTGATATGAGTTATTGGAAGATTGGCATGTTCGATGATATTAAATTCGAGCAACTTGCTAAAACTGGCGATGCTACCAAGTACCTTGGCACTGTTGAATACACCTTGGAGGCTTGTAACGAGGCATCCAGCGGTGCAATTCGCGACTGCTTGTAATTTATAACCTCTGGAACCATTGGGCTGCTTCGGTAGCCCTTTTTTTTGAGTAAAAAATCATGAGAGCACCAGCGCCATATCACATCGTTAATACGGGTGTGAATATCACAACGTCTGCCACCTCTGCGAGCCAACCAATCCCAAATAATTCTGCGGGCGTTCCTGCGGATTATATTTTGGTGACCGCAACTGCTAACGCAAATATTCGAGTTGGCAAAACCACTGCAACGGCAATCGCTACAGATTTTATGATTACCCCCGGCATAGCGGCTGTTTTAAATACCTGCGATTTTGATGTTATTGCAGCAATACAAACATCTGGCCCCGGCATTGTTAACGTGACGCCGTTGGAGATGTAGATGGACGCAAATTTCGAGGGTAGTTTTGGCACAAGCACTAATGTAAAAACCGAAAGCGATGGCCGCATTATTGTTAGCCGCCAGCAGGACGTTACCGAGCATCTAAATACCACGCGCGAACTGCATAACAGCGGTTTTACGGGCGGTAAAGATGTAAAGCTCGCCGCATCCATTCCTGTGGTGGTTGTCGAGGCTTATTGCAATCAAAACGGCATTACTTTCGAGGCGTTCATGCAGGATAGGGCGCATCAAAAGCGAATTCTTAACGATAAAAGCCTTGAGCATTTTAGAATTTGGAAGGGGCGCGTTTAATGAATTACGTTGAAATAAAATCTGCCATGCAAAATTGGCTGCATGATACCAGTGCGGAATTTGTGGGCCTGATTGATACGTTTATTCGGCTTGGTGAGGCGCGCTTAAATCGTGACTTGCGCACACCCAAGATGATTGAAGTCGTGACCGGAAGTATTGCGGCAATTATTCCGCTGCCTGCTGACTTTCAAGAAATAGTTGCGCTAAACCGCGTTGATTCTTCTTATTCCCAAACACCCATTGAGCCCGTAAGCATTACAGCGCTTAGAAATGGTTCGATTGGCTACTGCATTACCAGTAATGGTTTTGAGTTATCGCCATTTCTTAATGGCACCTACGAGCTTTCATACATTACAAAGCTGTTATCCATCGTTGAAAATTCTACGAATTCAATTTCATCTGCACACCCTGATTTATATTTGTACGCTTGCGTTCTTGAAGGCGCTGCATTTTTGCGCGATGAAAAAGAACAATATTTTTTAGGTAAATACTCCGAGATTTTGCAATCTGTAAACACAACAGAGGCAAGGGTCGGCCAAGCAACTCACATGAGGGCTGATTTCAATGTCGCTTGAGTCCGCTAATTATCCAAATCAGTTGGTGGCGACTAACCCGCCATTTGATGACCCAAAAAATCAGGGCGACGATCACATTCGCCTAATTAAAAATGTTTTAACGGTTACGTTTGCAAATGTTGGTGGTGTGCTCGGTCTTTCGCTAAATACGCTTGGCGCGCATGTGTGGTCTGGCTCGCATGATTTTAGCGGGGCGACATTTGTAAAAGTTCCAACACTATCCGGAACTGAAAATTCAACAAAGGCGGCATCAACACAATTTGTTAATACAAATTTTATTGCTGCAGATCATGTTTGGAGCGGCAATCAGGATTTTAGCGCTGCGGCTTCGGTCGCTGTTCCTAATCCCGTGATCACGTCTAATAGCAACACGGCGGCATCAACACAATTTGTTCAAGCTCTTTTCACTGCAACACCTGCGTCACTCGCATGGCGTTCGCGCATGATGTTTTACGGAGGTAATCGATAATGGCATTAGGTAGAGCGGATGTTGCAGCTACAACAAATACTAAGGTGTATCAGGTTCCGGTTGGTAAGACTGCATCTGTAAATATTAACGTGTGTAATAGAAATTCAACAGCAGCAAAAATTCGCATTGCACTTTCGGTGGCTGATACTCCGGTTGTCTCTGAATATTTGGAGTACGACTTTAGTTTGTCCGGCAACAACACAATTGAGCGCACTTGCGTAATTGCAAATGCAGGGGATCGCGTAGTTGTTTATTCAGACGTTGCCAATGTTTCTGCGGTCGTCACAGGCTTTGAGGATTAATCATGGGCAGAAATGTTTCTTCGTCTTTACCCTATGCAACAAAATCGATAAAAACAGCACAATCCGTTGCTGGGTTCACCGTAGTAACTATAGTGACTGCTACCGGCGTTAGCGGTGCAGTAAAGGCGGTCGGCTCAGGAGCGCTTACCGCTGGTGTTTTATCTACCATTTTTAGCAAAACCGATGGCCCGTGTGAAATGTCACATTTCACACTTAGAACTCTTGACACAACCGCAAGAACAATGCGATTGAAATGCACTATTGACGGAGTTGTAGCGTTTGACTACACATCAGCCTCAACATCTGCAAATAATGCCGGAGTTGCAATAGCGGGCGTTGTGAGTCCAATCGTTACAACTAAATTATCTCCAATTCGATCTCTTCAGTCTTTAATTATCGAATGCGCATCAAACGTTAGCGAAACCGATAAATTTACTGCCGAATACGCATATCAGGAGCTTTAATCATGGCCACGTTTGAACTACCTCCGCTACCCGGCTCTACGCATAAAACGGAAGGCCTGAATAAGACCGAATTACGATTTTTACTTACCGACATAGAGCAGACGCGAACTGATAAAGCGATGGCAAAAATTGAAGGCGATTTAAGCTGGCTGCCTAAAAATGCAAATTTAATTGATTTGGATGCGGCGGTAATAGGAAAGCCTGGATCAACATGCCGGGATGTATTGCGATCAGCGTTTGCGCGCTATCAAGATGCCTCATCCTACAGCACAAGCAATCCAGATTTTATTAAGGGTTTACAGTTAAACGCATTCTTTGGGTTACTCGAATCTGATGCGCGAGTTACAGAAATTTTAAAAGGCTTGCCGCTCTAATGCTGCGAAGAATTTCAGGGCTTGGTGATATTGGTGTTGTATCTGATGGTATGGATGGCGAGCTGCCCGAAAACGCATTTAGCGATGCGCTTAACATGCGTTTTGGCGGCGGTTATTGCGAGCGATTCACTGGCAGTATTCCAGTTTTTTCTCCCCCGTCTGTAACGCCCTATGGGTTAATGTATTACTCATCAACATTGCCGTACTGGATTTATTTAGGTTTACAAAAAGCCTATGCAGTTAACGGATCAACACACACAAATCTTACGCGACAAACTGCCTCTGTCGATGTCAATTACAACGCAACTGCTGATAATGTTTGGACTACTGGTGTTATCGGTGGTATCGCAGTAATTAATAATCCTGCTGATGATCCGCAATATTGGGCGGGCAACATTGCTAATAAATTTGCTGCGGTTACCGCTTGGCCTGCAAATACAAAATGCCAAGCAATGCGCGTATTTAAAAACTACCTGATAGCTCTTGGGATCACCAAGGCAGGGGTTTCTTATCCGCATATGGTCAAGTGGTCACACTCTGCCGATCCGGGTGCTATGCCTGTTTCGTGGGATCAAGCAGACCCAACAAAAGATGCTGGCGAAAATGACTTGGCAGATAGTCAGAGCATTATTGTTGATGGATTGCCACTTGGTGAATCTTTTATTATTTACAAAGAGCGCTCTTATTACTCGATGGAGTATATCGGGCCACCTTTTATTTTCCGTTTTAGAAAAATTTACGAAGGGCAAGGCGCGCTTGCAAAAAATTGTGTTGCGGAAACTCCTTACGGTCACGTTGTTTTAGGTCAAGGCGATTTATTTATTCATAACGCTGGAAAACCGCAAAGTATTGTTTCAGATATTGTTCGCCGCAAATTATTTTCACAGATTGACTCCGTAAATTACTCACGTTGTTCCGTAGTTGCAAATCATCGTAAAAATGAAGTGTGGGTGTGCTATCCAACCAATAGCAGCACGTCATGCAATCGCGCACTGGTTTGGAATTGGGAGCAGAAAACAATCACATTTCGTGAGGCTCAAAACTTCACATGTGGTGCTACTGGGGCGGTCGTTAGCTCATCAAGCGAGTCATGGGCATCTGATGGCGACTTTTGGTTTGAAGATCAATCTATTTGGAGCCAAAACGAAACCTCAGCGGGCGAGCAGCGTTGCATTTTTGGTACAGCAGATACCACGCTTAATCTTGTTGATCAGCAATCTCGTTTTAACGGACAAACTATTACCGGATATGTGGAACGCACCGGGTTAACGTTTGGCGACCCATCAATATCAAAACTTATCAAAGGCGTGCGCATTCACGCAGAAGGGGCTGACGGCGCGCAGGTAACCGTAAGGCTTGGCGCTTCAAAATCAGAAAGTGGGGCCATCACTTGGGGGCAACCAGTAACCTATATGCTTGGACAAAATAACTTGGCTTGCTCGAATGTTTCAGGCCGTTTTATAGCGTACCGCATTACCACAACAATTCCTTTTAAGCTTCGCACAGTCGAATTCGACTATCAGGCAAAGAGCGCCTACTAAATGTATGACGTTGGAAATCCCCCCGTCTCTGATAAAGAGCTGGGCGAATTCGTATTGCGCGAATTTCGCAAAATCAGTGCCGCATTAAACACATCTACAGATTTAATTCGACTTGAAGAAACCGCTGTAGCGCCTGCAAAGCCTCGGCATGGCGATATTCGCCTAGCGGATGGCGTCACATGGAACCCAGGAGCAGGCGCAGGCTTTTACGGTTACAGGAGCGGCGCATGGCGCAAATTGGATTAACGTTTTTGCTCAAAGAAGAAGCACCGCAATTCGCTGAAAAATTCATTCCATTTTTATCAAAAATTGAAGACATAGACGCTGGCAGATGGTCGCTTGATCACTGCTTAAGTGACATCTATGAAGGCAATTTAATCGTTTGGCTTGTGTTTCGCGACAACGAAATTGTTGCAGCAATTACAACCCGCATTTGTCAGGCAAAAATTAAATATTTAGTCATTGAAGATATTGCAGGCGATTACCTGAGTGATTGGGTGACGCAAGCGCATGACGCAATAGAAAAATTCGCCAGATCAATTGGCTGTGCGCAAATGACCACGGGCGGGCGCGCCGGGTGGGAAAAATATTTTAGGCAATTTGGTTTTACAAAAAGCCGAGTTGAAGGCTTTAAAAATTTGGAGGCACTATGAGCGGCGGCGGAAAAAATACTACAACAACTACAAAGCAAGAGCTTGATCCAGCAATGCAAAAATTGCTTCTTGGTGACAGCGGGCTTTATAAAAGCGCTGGCGATTTATATGCGCAAGGCGGCGGGCAATATTACCCTGGCGAAACTTATGCTGGAATGAATGACGTTCAGCTAAGCGCATTAAACAATCAACTTAACGCACTGCAATCACCAGATGCGGCGGCGGGCGCGGGTGCCTATAAAAAAGCTGGCGAGTACGGCATGACACCAATGGATTCCACTATTGGGAGATACGACCTAGGCAAAACATCTGAAATTGATTTAAGTAAATTTATGGCTCCTGTTGAGCAGATTTATGGGCGCACTGAGGATACAAATAATCCTTATTTAAAAAGCGCTGTGGATTCGGCTGCTACACGGTTGACTGATAATTTCAATGCGTCCGTTATGCCGCAAATACGTGGCGGCGCACAAGAAGCAGGCCAGTATGGAAGCTCGCGCCACGGTATTGCTGAGGGTATTGCGGCAAAAGGCTTATCGCAAACTGTTGGCGATATGAGTGCTGATATGTACAGCAAAAGCTATGAGGGCGCACAAGAACGAAATGCGGCAAGTGCTAATGCAGCACTCGGAGCCAATGCTTCAGCAGCAATGAATCGCGAAAATAATATTTTCGGGGCGCTGAAATATAATGCTGATGCAAACAATACAAACAATTTTAATAGCGCAAATCTTGGCTTCACCGCAGCCAATACCAAAAATAATATTTATGACGCAAACCTGAATCGAATGGTTACGGGTGCAGGCGCAATAAATACCTCCGCTGCAATGCCTCTGCAAAACAATCAGGCCGCTTACGCCATCGGCTCAACACTGCAAGGTGAGCAACAAAATAGAACAAATGCTGATCTGGAGGCATGGAATTACTACCAGAGCTTGCCAGTGGCGATGCAGCAGCAATATGCGCAAATCGTTCAAGGTGGTGCAAATACTGGGGCGGGACAATCACAAACAGGTGCAAATCCTAACTACACATCACCAGCACAAGGCGCGGTAGGTGGGGCGGCAACGGGGGCGGGTATTGGCACCAGCATAATGCCAGGCTGGGGTACTGCAATTGGTGCAGGTGTTGGCGGTTTATTAGGTTATGCGGGGAGCAGATAATGAGCGGAATTGGTAAAACATCGAGAACTACACTTCAAAAACGCGCTGTTGAAAAAAATCTCGCAGCAGCGAGCAAAGATATTGAGGGCTACAACAGCAAAGAAGCTGCTGATTTACAAAATCAATTAACTAATTTTAGACCTACCGTCACACCTGAAATGCGGCAGGCCATGCAAACCAAGGCTGCACCAATGCCTGCGGCTGGCGGGATGAGCATGGACTATTTGCGATCTCTAATACAAACGCCGCAATACGGTAGGGCTGCAGATCAGCAATGGCAAGATAACCGAGCTACGGTTTTACCTCAAATTGATGAGCAAGCGCTTACTGCAAAAGCACGCAATGATTGGTTAATGCAGCAAACGGCGCAAATTCAAAATACGCCACTGAATAAGCTTGGGCGTGAAGCTGCATCAAATACTATGCGCACACAAATGCTGGACCCTAATTTTATGGCTCAATTTGCGCGCACCGCACCAACAGACGAGCAAAGACGATTGCAAATGCAACAGCTACGCGGCGGATTATTACAGGGGTAATGTATGGGCATATTTGATAGCTGGGGTATTGACCAAACTACGGGCAATAACGACCCCTTAGGCGGCTTATTGACACTCTCTAAAAAAGACAAATCCGGCGCGCTTGGGCAGGCGCTGTTTCAGGCTGGCATGGGAATTTTGAGCGCAAAAACAGGCGGCAATATTGGTGCGGCAATTGGTCAGGGTGGTATGCAGGGCGTGCAAGCATATGGCAGCGCCATTGATGATTTGAAGCGTGAAAAGCTGCAGGGCTATCAAATGCAGCACCAGCGAACTCAGGATGAAACGGAATCCGAGCGTATGGCGCGGCAGGATGAGCGACAAGCGAAACTTGATGGTTTTGCCGAAACCAATGCCAATAATCAGCAAACCGTGTTTCAACAATCACAAGCCAAAATGCAGGCGATGAAAGATTTAGCGGCTAAGTATTCTCAGGGTGGTAGATTCGACGAGGCTGGCTATATTAATGAGCTAAGTTCAGTTGATCCAGATAAGGCCATGGAATACAGCAACATGATAAAAGACCGCGAGATAAAAGCGCGGCAGATTGCGCAGGGCGGGCAGCGGGCACCTTACTTTACTACGGTGGTTGGAAATAACGGAAATATGTATTCTTTCAATAGCCTAACCGGTAAAGCCGAGCCTTTGATGGTTGGAGGCGCAAAACCTGACGCGCCACCACCTGCTGGTGGCGCAACTCCACCGAACGCTTCATCTCCGCCCCCAATGCTGACACCTTTGAAGAAGCCAAATTTTGACACGCAGCTTACGCGTGAGTTGGCTGAGGCAAAAGCTACGGGGGTGCAGGGTTCAGATGAGATAGATGCAGCGATAGGCGCAGCACAAAATATAAGAGAGGTCTTAGCATCTTATGACACGCTTGAAAATGCGATAGCTAACGGAGCTAGTACCGGCCCAATAAGTGCGCGCTTCCCTACATTTAATGAAAACACACAACAGGCAGAACAGGCATTGCTTGGGCTATCTATCCCAAAAACAAAACAGCTTGGTTCAAACCCAACGGACAAGGACGCCGAGATTATTCGTAAGAGTAATTTGAATGCGAACATGAGTAATGAATACCTCAAAAAAGTATTACCTGACTACAGGGCGGCTGCACAAAGGTCATTAGCAAGCAATGAGCAGTATATTGAACTGTTAAAGAAAGGCGTTTCAAAAGCCGAAGCCTATAAAGCGGTTTTTGGCGGCTCGCAGGGCAATGGTGCGTTTAGTGGCGATAATCAACAAAAAAAAGCCGTCAACTGGTCAGACCTATAGGTGATTTATGGATGTAACTTTGCCGAATGGCTATGTCATTCACGGTGTTCCTGACGATGCAACTAAAGATCAAATTAGAGCAAAGGCAATTTCTTCGGGGGTTGCCACTGCGCAGGATTTCGGCTTATTAAATACCGCTAAGCAAGACAGCGAGCGCGCCAAAGTGGAGGCCGAGCTAAAACAGGCTATCGCAGAAGCCGAGGCAGCGAATTCGCACTTTCAGGTAATGGACTCTATCGGTAATGTTGCGAATGCGATTGGTGGCGGTGTGCGTGGCGCGGGCTCTATTGGTGCTTTGGCTTTGTGGCCTGTAGATGCTGCAGTCGATGCAATTAAGGGGGATCGTGGGCCAAATATCGCCAGTGAGATTTCTGGTCAGCAGCCGTTAAGCCGCAATCAAGAGCGCCGTGCAGCTATGGATGATGCACTAGCGAGTCTAGGATATGACCCCAAAAGTACCTCGTATAAAGTTGGAAAAGTTGCGGGAGAGGTAGCGGGCACTGCGGGCGCTGGTGGTGTATTGGCAAAAACCGCCCAGCTAGCGGGGGCTGCACCCAAAATTGCGGCAGCGCTTGAATCTGGTGGCTTTAGTCTTGGCGGTGCGCCAGAGACAACAACATTAGCCGGTAGTTTAGGCAATATGGCTCTCCGCGCTGGCGCTGGTGGCGCTACGGGTGCCACTCAAACGTTCATGGTTGATCCTGAGCACACGCTAACCGGTGGAATATTGGGTGCTGCTTTGCCGGGCGCAACAAAATTAGCAGGAAAGACAGGCGGATTGCTCAGCGATGCAACAATCGGAGCTCTTGGTATGACTACGGGTGTTGGTGGTGACGCAATTCGCACCGCGTTCAAATCCGGCAAAGATGGTGCGACAGCCTTCCTTGATAATATGCGCGGAAAAGTAGATTTTGGCGATGTTGTTGATAGTGCAAAAGGTGGTTTAAACAAGATGCGCATTGCGCGAGGCGATGCCTATAAGGCTGGAATGGTTGACGTAACCAATGACAAAACGGTTATTGATTTCGCGCCCATCAATCAGGCGATGCAGAGCGTGGCCGATATGGGGACGTTTAAAGGTGTACAGGTAAACCCCGAGTCAGCAGGAACGGTTCAAAAGCTTCAATCGATTGTAGAGCAGTGGCGAATGCTTGATCCTGCGGAATACCACACGCCAGAAGGTATAGATGCACTTAAGCGTGCCATTGGCGATGTGCGGGAATCTGTCGCCCCCGGTACGCCAGCACGCCGCGCTGCTGATGAGGTTTATCATTCAGTAAAATCAGCAGTAAGTGCGCAAGCTCCAGTATATGACAGCGTTATGAAGGGCTATCAAAAAAGCTCTGACGACATAAAGCAAATTGAACAAGCGCTGTCATTGGGCAGTAAAGCACAAAAAGACACAGCTGTTCGAAAGCTTCAATCACTGCTTAGAAATAACGTACAGACAAATTACGGCAACAGGGTGAATCTTGCCAATAAGCTTGAAGATGCTGGCGGTGTTGATTTATTCCCTGCAATTGCGGGACAGGGCATGAATTCATGGATGCCGCGCGGGCTGCTCGGCACTTTGGAAAAGGGTGCTTCAATATCCGCAGCCGCAAAATTGTCTGGCGGCCTATTAGCTGCACCCATGGCCAGCCCACGCTTAATAGGAGAGGCGGCATATAAGCTTGGTCAGCTTACTGGTATGAGCACAAAAGCCAGCAAAAAAGCTGTTGACTCTTTGCTGTCAGACCCTAGGAGGCTAGAGCAAGCATCAATACTTTTGCAGACTTCGCCTAGGATCGGTCTTTTAGAAGTCCAAAGAAGCCAGCAATAAAGGCCAGCACTACGAAAAATATAAATTTTCCAATCATAAACTCAAGCATATAAATCTCCATTTTTTTAAGACAAAACCCCAAGTGTTGGTAGCACTTGGGGTTTTTTATTGAATCCAACAAAGGAAACAAACTAACAATGCCCTTTAAATATACATCAAATATTAAACTATTGGTAGGTGGAAAAATGAACGAAAAAGATGCTGGAACCGTTGGGAAATTATTGGCAATTTCTGTACTAATTCTTTCCGCAGGCCTGTCTATTGCAGCAACAATATGGGCTGCATCGCACCTTTTTCATTCTCTAGTCAATTGATCCTACACTTTTACGGGTGTGCGCTCTTTCAACCATATACAGGGCAGAGCTTCTTATGTCCTCAAGCCGATTTCTGTACACTTCGGTTAAATGCTGCAAACTTATTAATTCCTTCCGCAGTTTTGAAACGTCCTCTATCGACAAGGTGATATTTTTCCCTGCATTCCGCTCAAGAATTACAAGAAACTTGCTTAGGTCTGTATTCCATCCGCAGTTATGCAGATCATTAAACGCGTAAAGGTGGTGTTGGCCTGTTGCCGGGAAATTTATATTCAGCACTGGCGCAAGCTCCAGTTGCCCGCCTTCTAAATATTCGCCTTCCAGCACCTTAATAGGCGCACCGAGATACTTGCACAACTCATTAAACCGGGTGCATGGAATATCCTTGTAGGTGCCAACATTAAAGCGGTCTTTAACTGATCGCCAAACGGACTGAAAGGAGCTGCCCGGCTGTGTAGCAAGGTAAGACACTCGCGCCTGAATGTGGCGCTGCATGGCTGGGGTAAGTGGCTGAGGGAGTTTTTTAGCCTCCTGCTTTTTTGATAGCTCGGCAGCCATTGCGTTAAAGGCATTAATAAACGCCTCTTTAATTTGGGCGGCTTTCTTGCCAGTGAAACCCATAACCAAAAACATGAAACCGTCTTTGGTCATTTCCCACATGGGTAGTTTGCGACCTGTTGAGTCTTGAAATTCACTGGGCTCAAAATTGAGCTGAGTGAACTCTGGCGAGCATTCAAGCGATTCAAGTTTACGAATTACGTTTTTATGTAGCTTGCCAAATGCCTCAGAAACTTTAATTGAGTTTGTGCGAATTTGGTTATGGTGAAAAATGATTGCGTCTTGCGGAATTGATGCGATGGCGTTCATAGCGGATTACCTGTTTCATATTTTGAATTTAGCCCCCTTTTGAGAGGGGCGGCCAAGCGCTCAAAACCGGAAACAGACGGCGGGCATATTCCCAGAACTCAACAACCCGAAAATGTAGACTTCAGACGGCTGGAACTTGGTATTGTATTAGCCACACGCTCGGCCATAGCAAAAACTATGGGCGAAAAAAAACCGCAAAGGCTATCGGGTGCGGATTCCGCTGTTTCCAAGTGTTTTGAGCACTTGTACAAATCCTAGCCGCGCTCGTGGGATTTGTCAAACTACGGGCCGATATAGCCTCTCATTATTGTTATGTCATCGCCCATGCGCTCAAGCTGCATGCTAATTGAGATCATACATATTAAGTTTATGTAACATAACACCTCAACAGATGGAGAGTAACCAAAATACCTTGCTATCCCGAGTAGCCCAGCGAAACCTAAAAAAGCAAAAAGTTACTGACTGGAACGCACCGCACGCACACACGCGAGGTGGCTGCGGAAGTCGCTGCCGACAAAGCCGTAGCCGAAGCCGACGACCCAAACAGCGGTGTCATTCCAAGCGCATGGCGTTGATGTCCAGTAATATTTGCTTTTCGTATCTGGATATTTTTCTGTATCAATTGCTGGATCATGGCGCGATAGATCAATCAATGACTCAAGCTCTATTCGTGTTGGAATTCGCCATCCTGCACCCAGCGTGGAAACTGCTTTTTCTGCGGATTCATAATTTACTGAATCGCCATCGAGCAGGGTTTTACTCCACTCTAATTTTGGTGATGCTATAGACTCGACAGCAAGATGATTTTCAATTGAAATCGATATGGTTCCTTCGGGTAACACTAAGCCGACATTTTTACCACCAAGATGAATCGTTAAATTCGTCATTTGCTTGCTTCCTGTTTTGTCAATAAAAAATAATTAGTAGCACCTTACGGGTGCAATTCGAAAGCATCACTCAAAAACACTTAAGCTCTGGCTAACATCGAAGCATCAAGCCTGTTCCTGCTATCTATCCTCAATGCCGCTGAATTCAAAAGCGGAGCCGCATATTTCGGTCGAGCTGCTTTTGGCGCGGTTATTGGCCCCACTCACGCCTTGGGTAAAACTACTCAAACTCTTTAAAATCTTTTAGCTTCTGTTGCCAGCGACTAATGCGTAACTGCAGTTGCGCTGGCGAGCCGTGCTTGTTAAGAATTAAGCCGCGTGTCTTGCTCACCAAATCTTTGTAATCAAGCGCGTTTTGATAGCTGCCTGAAATTGCCTTTAGGGGGGGGCGACAAGAACAGAATCGCATTACCTCCATATAAACTGTTTCAAGCTGCGCACCGAGTTTTGCTTTTTGTTCTGCAAGCTCTGCGCGGCTAACTCTTGGCTTTTTGGTTTTAGCATCTAGCTTTTTAAGTGCTGGCATATAAACCTCATTAAAAAAATTCTGCTACGTGCACACCTAAAGCCTTAGCGATTGCGCACAAAACTAGATATGTAGGATTGTTTTCACTGCGCTCAATTCGGCTTAAGTACGACAAGTCAATTTCAGAATCGAAAGCTAGCGCCTCTTGCGACAGCTTTTTAGATTTTCGTAGCGACTTGACTTTTAGTCCAAGCGCTACAAGGGATTGATTTTTCGATTCGCGCATAGCTAGGCGGCGCTCGCTACGTTTGACTTAAGGGCAAAGTAAACATCCTTACAGGCGTTCGCATCAGCCAATGCTGAGTGCGCACCTACCAGCTCTTTACCGGTGAAATGTTGGTACGCCTCACCCAGTGTTGGATTTTTCGCAATCGGCATAACCTTGCGCGCATTAACCATCGTGCAAAAATATTCGCCTGCGTGCCATTGCTCCTGAGCCTCTTCACTGCAGAAGCGTTTGGTTGCAATACGAATAATGCGATTATCAAAAGTTGTGTTGTGTGCGATGCGAATGCGGCCAGCCCATAATGCCAAAAACATTTCTAGCGCCAACTTTTCAGGAATGCCTACCGCTAATGCGTGCTCGGTGGTAATGCCGTGAATTGCTGCAGTCTCGTCAGGAATAGTCCAGCCGTCCGGCTTAATGATTACGTCCATCGACTGAACAACTTTTTGTGTGTCGAGATCTACCAAGCTCGCAGCAAGCTGAACAATGTGCGGCTGGTTGTCGCCCTCGGATGGCTCCTTGAACAAAGGAAGTCCAGTTGTTTCTGTATCAAAAACTAGTGCTAAATTCATGATTCAATTTCCTGTGGTTTGTAATTAGTTAGGCGGCCTTACTTACAGCTTCCGGCGCGCCGACATCAATAAAATCTTCTACTGCTTTCGCGAAACCTAATGCACCTTCTCGCGCAAAAATCATTAGAGCCAAATCTAATCCGGCAACAATTCCTTCCTGCCTGCCCTTGGCAAAACCTTTCTGGAAGTCGCTAAGGTCAACCATTGGCTCTACGTTGCTGCCGCTAAACACTTGCTCAAACGATTGCTCGGGCTCTTGCGTTTGCGCGGCGTATTGCTCGTAGTCGGCTGGCACCTCTTCGAATTCAGGAGCCTCCATCATCTCTATTTCAGGCTTTTCTTGGTTAAGTGCGGCCAGCTCTGCTTGGGATTTCGCCTCTATTTGGCGGTCACGCTCAAGCTGCTCATTTGCAATGCGCTGCGCCTCAGCTTTGCGCTCAGCAGCAACACGAGCAGCTTCCGCGATACGTTCTTGCTCGGCCTTGTGATCGTTGATGCGCTGTATTGCTACGGCACGAAGTGACTCTTTTTCGTAAGTGCAAATATTTTGAATATCTGCAAACAAAAATTTGTAATCGCTAGCGATTTCAGTGAGCATTTTTAAATTGGTTGAAATGTTGGCATAAAGTAAATCAGCCTCAACT